CCTGGTAATCCAAGGCGTGGAAATGTTGAGGCTGTTGTTAAAAGCTACGAAAAATTTGGCCAGCGTAAGCCGATCGTTGCTCGTTTAGAAAAGCAAGACGGCAATCAAATTTATACAGTAATTTCAGGCAATCATCAATTGCTTGCTGCTATCAAACTTGGTTGGACTCATATTGCTGCGTCTGTTGTTGATGAGGATGTTTCCGTTTCTGAGGCTTTTGCTTTGGCCGATAACCGAACCGCCGACCTTGGAACCTATGACGATAAAGCCTTGGCGGAAATGTTAGAGCGTGTTGCTGTTGATGAGTCAATGCTTGACGCTACTGGTTATGATTTAGCTGACCTTGAAAAGTTGTTAGGCATTGTGCCTGAACTTCCCGATGAGGCTGAAATACCAGAAAGGCCTGCTGATCCAAAAACCAAGCCAGGCGATGTTTATAAGTTTGCTGGCCATACTGTTGTTTGTGGTTCTGCAACTGAGCCGTCTAGTTTTAAACTCTTAAAAGGTCAGGCTGCTCTTTGTTTGACTGACCCGCCTTATAACGTCGATTATAAAGATGTCCACGGCCGTTCTATCAAAAATGATAAAATGGCTGAGGCTAATTTTACGCAGTTTCTTTATGACGCTTTGTCTTTGGTCCATGCTTTTACTGATGGTGCGGTGTATATGTTTTATGCAACTGCTGCAACCCGTTCTGTTTTTGAGGCCTGGTCAAACGCTAAAATGCATTACTCATCCAATATTATTTGGGTCAAGGATTCATTTGTGCTTGGTCGTTCTGACTTCCATTGGCGTTTTGAGCCTATTATGTATGGCTGGCCGGAAGGAAAGAGTCATTATTTTATTGGTAAAAGGGACATTTCAAATGTTTGGGATGACCTTGAGGCTGATTCTTTAGGCTCTGCTCAACTCGACACTTTTGATTCGGGTTTTAATTTAACTGTTGATTTATATGAAAACGCCAAAGCTGAGGAGTTCCTGGAGCATATCAATCAAGCTAAAAATGCGGACCTAAGTCTTGGATTGTTTTCTCGTTCTGATTCTGAGTTTGTTGAGGGATCCCGCTACTTCAATGTTGCCGACATGGTTTGGGGTCCGTCAAATGTTTGGAATGTTCCAAAGCCTAGAAATAATAAGGACCATCCGACTATGAAACCGTTGGAGCTTTTGGCTCGTGCCATAATGTATTCGTCAAAGCCTGGGGACCTTGTCCTGGACCCGTTCGCTGGTTCCGGTTCAACTCTTGTTGCTGCTCATGCTCTTGGTCGTAAATGCTACACGGTGGAACTCGACCCCGCTTATGTTGATGTTATTGTCAATCGTTTTGCTGCTGCGTATCCGGATGTTGAGATTCAGCATCTTAAAGGTGGTTTAAATGGGTAAACGTGGGCCTTTACCAAAGCCTGCCGATGAGGCTCAGGGCCATCGATCTCGTGAATTGCAGATTATTACTGGTCATTCTGAGCTTAAAAGCTCGCCGCCTAAGCCTACCCGTGGCTGGTTAAAGGGAACCCGGGACCGTTGGTATGAATATTGGGACTCTGATGTTGCTGGTGTAGCTCAAAAGGTTGACCTGCCTGCGGTTGAGAGGCTCTTTGGAATGTATGACCAATATGCCAGGGTTCAAAAAGTTGTTAAAAAGTCATTAGTTGTGCGTGGTTCAACTGGTCAAATAAGAACTAATCCGTTGGCGGAGCATGCATTAAAACTTGAAACTCAAATTTTAAGGCTTGAGAATGAGTTAGGTTTAACTCCAATGGCTCGCCAACGGCTTGGTATTGCTGTTGGTGAGGCTGCTACTTCTCTTGCGTCAATCAATGATTTGTTAAATGCAAGCGATGACCCGGCAACTGACCCACGCATCTTGGAACTCTTGGAGGAGGAGTAATGTGTAAATATTGCAACACCGAAAAAAATATAGTTCATAGTGGAACTGACGCATTCGTCCTTGGTTGCTTAGATGACTTGTATAAAATTTGTTATAAATGTGCTAATAAAAAAATGCGAGAAGAGGAGGAATGAGTAAAATTGTTTTACCTGAGACTCGTGGAGCTCGTGTTGTCAAGTTCATTGAGAACTTCTGCGTGCATGGTGAGGGCGACTTCTATGGTCAGCCGTTCCGCCTGGACCAATGGCAGCGTAAAATAATTTATGACCTGTATGAACTAAATGAAAACAAAGAGCGACGACATCGTGAGGCTCTGATTGGCGTTCCAAAAGGTAACGGCAAGTCTGCACTAATTTCTGCGTTGGGTCTTTATGAACTCCTGGGCAATGGCACCGTGTCGCCGTTGGTCACGGTTGCTGCTGCAAGTTTTGAGCAGGCCGATATTGTTTTTGGGAATATGCGGAGCATGTGTGAACAATCGCCTTATTTAAAAGGCGTTACTGAGGTCTATCAAAATTCAATAGGTGTAAAAAATGGACCGGGCCGTGTCTATCGTGTTGCTGCTAAAGCTGGAACAGCTGACGGTGGCCGAAACTCTGCTTTTATTGCTGATGAAGTTCACGAATGGTCAACTGCAAACTTGCAACGTGTTCATTATGTTTTGTCTAATAACACCGCCAAACGTCAGGATTCTTTAATTTTAAATATAACAACGGCGGGTTATGACCTTGACACTCTTTGTGGTCGTCTTTACTTGCGTGGAAAGCGTAAGCAATCCGGCGAGTCTAATGATCCCGATTTTTATTTTTACTGGTTAGAGCCTGATGAAAAGGATGATTTTGAAAATGAGGAAACCTGGAGGAAAGTAAACCCAGCACTTGCTGGTGGTTGGTGGCCAATTGAAAATTTGCGGCGGCGTCGTGCTGCTCTGCCACTCCCCGAGTTTCAACGCTACCATCTCAACATGTGGACCCGGACCCAGGATGAGTCTTGGCTGCCTGATGGTCTTTGGTCTGAGCTTGCTGACTCAAACATAAAACTTGACCCGGCACTTCCAACTTATGTTGGTGTTGACATGGCGATTAAGCATGACTCTGTTGCTGTTGTTTGGGGTCAAATGGACGAGGAGGGTTTAATTTATGTTGATTCAAAAATTTGGCGAAATGACGGGGTCATGTTTGACTATGCTGAAATTGAGACGTTTCTTGTAAATTTAAACCGTGAGTTTAATTTGATTGAGGTTGCTTATGACCCGGCGTTCTTTGAGCGATCCGCTCAAGCTCTTTATGACCAAAACGTGCCGATGGTTGAGTTTCCGCAATCTCACGGCAGGATGGTTCCTGCTTGTGGTCAAGCCTATGAAATTATAACGGCTAAAAAATTACGCCATAAAAATCAAAGCACTTTTAATGACCAGGTTCTCTCTGCTGTTTCTCGTCCTACTGACCGTGGGTTTCGTTTATCAAAAGGTAAAAGCAAACGTAAAATTGACGGTGCGATTGCGATGGTTATGTGCTTGGACCGTTTAACGTTCCCATCTAGGCCACCGGAGCCATCTAACATTGGTATAGTAGAGTGGTAAGGAGGGCCATGTTCATTGCTATTGAGTTTGCTGGCTTATGTTTTATCGTTGCTGGTGTTTGGGCTTATAGTCAGGCTGCGGCCTACATAGTATTTGGAGCTGGTTTATTACTGGGGAGCTACTTTTATAACCGATGAGTATTTTTGCTAGAAAAACTGAAAAACGAGACGCCGCTTTAGGCAATCTTGCAGATTTGTTAGCTCAAAGGGACGGCATCCCGGGCTACTCGGGCGAAAGTGTCACAGAAATTTCTGCACTTGGTGTTTCAACTGTTCTTGCTTGTGTATCTATCTTGGCTGATTCAATTGCTGCACTTCCAATAAAGGTTTATCGTGAGTTTGATGACCGTAATATAAACTTAAAAACTCCAAGGTTTTTAAAAAGTCCAAACTTAAACCAATCAAGGTTTGAGTTTATTCATCAGCTTGTTGCGTCCATGGCTTTGCATGGGAATGCCTACGTTCTTGTTGACCGTGACACGGCTGAGCGTCCAATTGCTTTGTCTTGTTTGCATCCTGAAAATGTAAAAATAAAAATGGAAGGCAATCAAAAATTATTTAAATTCAATGATCGTTTTTATTCTAAAAATAATATATTGCATTTTACTTGGTTTACTTATCCTGGTTCTTACAAAGGTGTGAGTCCTTTAAAAACTCAAAAAAATACTATAGGTGTTGCTCTTGCGATGGAGCGTCACATCGGGCAGTTCTATGGCCAGGGTGCCACTCCGTCATCAATCTTAGAAACTGAGCAAGCAATGACTAAGGAACAGGCGGAAGTCCTGCAAGCTACCTGGACCACTTCTCATAATCGTCAAAGAAAGCCGGCGGTTCTCACGGGTGGTTTGAAATGGAAGGCCATTTCAGATTCTGCTGGTGATGAACTTGTAAAAGCAAGGGATCAAATTGTTAAAGAAATAGCCAGGGTTTATCGTATTCCAAGTTATTTAATTCATGCTGAGGGTTCAACTGGTTTGTATTCAAATGTTGAGAGTTCCGGTATCCAATTTGTTCGCCATACTTTGCTGCCTTGGCTTGCTCGCATTGAGGAGGGTTTTAGTTCTCTCTTGCCTGGTGCATCCTATGCTCGCTTTGATGTTAGTGAATATCAAAGGGGTGACCGTGCTAATACTATACGTGCTGCTCAAACTGCTATAACTTCCGGCATCTTTACGCCTAATGAAATAAGGCAGCAGCTTGACTATGAACCTTATGAGGGTGGTGATAATTTTTACCTTGGCTTGCAAGGAGCACCGGTTGGTCCTGATATTCCACCGCTTGGCCAGGATGAAGTCGAGCCTGTTCTAACCGATGCCGAGGAAAAAAGCGAGGGCTAGTGCCTTATTCAATAATTCACGACCATCCGGATTGTCCGATTGAAAGTGGAGAGCCTGGACCTGACCAGGTTGGTGGTCATGCTGTTGTAAAAGATGACGACGGTCAATTGATGGGTTGTCATAAATCTCACGATTCTGCTGAGGACCAAATCAAAGCACTTTATGCTGCTGAAAATGAAAGAAACAGCGACCCGTCAACTCCAGCACCAAAAGAGGACCAAATCGAGGGATCTAAAAAAAATAAACCCGGTTCTGCGTCCGGTAAGTCTAACAATATTAAATTTTCTGAGGCAACTGAAAAGTCAATAGCTACCATTGTTGAAAACCATAACGAGATGGTCAAGGATAAAGGCTTGGCCACTTGGAGGCGTCTGCGAACTCCTACCGCCAAGGCAGTAGTTCGTCGTGGGTTTGGTGCTTACTCTGTTTCTCATCGTCCTGGTGTTTCAAGGAATGCCTGGGGTCTTGCTCGACTCAAGGCTTTTGGTTATCTTTTAGTAAACGATAAGCCAAAAAATCCAAAATATGTTGGTGACAATGATTTACTTCCGGAGCAGCATCCAAAGTATGCACCAAAAGAAAAGAAAAATAAAAATTTCAGGCATGAGATAAATGTTCCACGGTTTATTCGTGATAATGCTAGCCGGGGTTTAGCAAATTTACAATTTGCCGGGTCAGGTTTAACTGAAAAAACAAAGCGTGAGGCTCGTTCAATGCGTGATGGTGTTGTTTCTCACGATAAAGCTCTCAGGATGCAGGCCTGGTTTAAGCGTCATATTTCAGACTTTGAAGGTGACGCTGCGAAGGAGTTTCTTGCTGGCGAAAGCGACCGAATGAGTCCGGGCTTGGTGGCCTGGCTTTTGTGGGGTGGGTCGTTGTCAAAGTCTACCCGACTTGATGCTATGCGTTGGGCCGAGCGTCAAGTTGCACGTCACGAGGATGATCGCTCAATGTCTAGGCCACGGCCAGCTAGTCAAGCTGTTGGTATTATAAAACGCATGAGTGAAAATAAAGAGACCCGGTTTTTTGAACTTCGGGCTGAGGCTGACATCGATTCTGATGATTTAATTTTTACTGGTTACGCATCTGTTTTCAACTCCCCATACTCAGTCGCTGACTCCCGTGGTGTTTATAATGAAATCGTTAACCAGGGAGCTTTTACTAAAACTCTAAGCGAGAGAGATGATGTTAAATTTTTAATTAACCACGATGGCATTCCTCTTGCTCGCACCAAATCCGGAACCTTAGAACTTCGAGAGGATGAGCACGGTCTGTTTGTAAAGGCCAAACTTGATGAGTCCAATCCTAGGGTTGCTGAAATTTCCTCTGCACTTAAAAGAGGCGACTTGTCTGAGATGTCTTTTGGTTTTCATGCAATAAAAGACGAGTTCAGCGATAGTGGCGAAACCCGAACCTTAAAGGAGTTGCGTCTTTTAGATGTATCAGTTGTTACTTGGCCGGCTAACCCAGCGACTCTCGCTACTGTTCGTGGCGTTGACCTGGGGGAACTACAAACTGTTTTGGCTGAGGCCAGAGACGGTTCGTTCGATGAGGACCAAGTCACAAAAATAAAAGAGGCTATAAATCAATTAACTGATTTGTTGCCTGATCCTGAAACTTCCAAGTCAAATGTTCGGGCTGCGGTTCGTGACCTGGAAATTTGGGATATGACGAGCCGTTCTTAAAGCCGTTTTACACTTTATTGAACACTCAAATTTGTATTAGTTAGGCTAAATATTTTTATTGGAGTTAAATTGAAAATAAAAGAAATGTTAGAAAAAAGAGAAGGCCTTATTGCTGATGTCAAGTCTATGACTGAGCTTGCTGAAAAAGAGGAGCGTGACTTTAGCGAGGAGGAAACTTCCAAATATGAAAGCCTTAAAAGCGAAATTAATGAACTTGGCGACAGAATAACTGAAGCCGAGGAAATTAGAAAAGCTGAAAAAGAAATAGAAGAAAGCCGCCAAAAGCTAGGGGTTGATGAGGAAAAACTCGAGCCTGTAGTTGAGTCAATTGAAGAGCCTGGTGTTTACCATCGTGGTGCGGAACATTCATTTCTCTCTGATGCTTTTAACGCTAGAATGGGTGATTTCCAAGCTCAAGACAGGATTAACCGTCATCAAGCTGGAAACGGTGAAAAGAGAGACGTTGGAACTGGTGCATTTGCTGGTTTAGTCGTTCCTCAATATTTGACCGACCTTGTTGCTGAAAAAGCAAGAGGTGGAAGTCCATTTTATAACGCTCTACCAAAGGCACCTTTACCAGATAAAGGTTTGAAGGTTGAGCTATCAAGGATTACAACAGGAACTACTGCTGCATTTCAGGCAACTGAAAACGCCGCACTCGATGAGACCAACATTGACGACACTCTCTATACCGTGAATGTCAACACCATTGGTGGTCAACAAGATGTTTCTCGTCAAGCAATTGAAAGAGGCACCGATCTCGAGGGCATTGTTTTCTCTGACCTTATCTCAGCGTATTACACTGAACTTGATAATCAATTAATTAACGGCGACGGAACTAACAACACACCGGAAGGCATTAGAAACGTTACAGGAATAAACACCGTAACTTACACCGATGCATCCCCAACTGTTGGAGAGCTTTATCCAAAATTAATTGATGCTATTCAAAAAATTAATAGCAACAGATTTGCTGCTGCTACAGCTATCATTATGCATCCACGTAGGTGGGGTTTCTTTTCTGCTGGTGTAGACGGAAACTCAAGACCATTGGTCTTACCTGCTGGTAATAATCCAAGCGATGCATTTGGTATCGGTGAGGCTGCTAATTATGGTCAAGTTGTTGGTCAAATTGCTGGATTACCAGTAATCGCTGACGCAAATATTACAACTGCTGATGGTGGTGGAAATAACCAAGACCAGATTTATGTAGTTAAAGCTGACGACCATATTCTCTTTGAAGAGACAGGTAGTCCGTTTAGACTTAGATTCGACGATGTCGGGTCCGGGTCACTTACAGTCAAGTTGGTTGTTTATGGCTATGTTGCTTATGCATCAGGTCGTTACCCAGCTGGTATTTCAAAAATACAAGGAACTGGATTAGTTACACCTAGTTTCTAGGTTGTTTTTTAGCGGGGTCTTTAGGGATCCCGCTAAATTAAAAAGGAGTTTTTAAAATGGCTAAAAAAATAAAGCTATCAAAAGATGAGATTGCTGCTTTAAAGGAAGAGCTTAAGGGTTATAAAATTTATAAAAAAACTAAGCGTGCAGCTGCTGTTAAAAAATTATTAGCAGACGCTGGTGTTCCTGAGTCTGCATCTGCAAAGCCAAAGGCTGAGACAGCTGCAAAGAAAAAGCCAGCGGCTAAATCAAAACCGAAAAAATAAAAAATGGCTATAACCAATGGTTACTGCACCTTGGCAGAGATTAAGGCGTTCGTTAATATTAGCGACTCCAATGACGACAATGAACTTGAGGACGCTGTAAATTCTGCAAGTCGTCAAATCGATGCTTATTGCGGTCGTCAATTTTATGCAGATGGTGCTGCTACTGCGAAAGTGTATAGGACCCGCAATCCTTACCAAGTGACCGTTGATGATATTTCTACTTCTACTGGTCTTGTCTTAAAATATGACGATGATGATGACGGAACTTTTGAGACCACTGTTGCGTCTACTGGTTTTATTTTACTTCCTCTCAACGGCGAAAGATTTGGGATCGATAATCTTGGGTTTACTTCTATCGAGCTTTTATCCGATGGTCCACATGAGTTTCCAACGACTCACACCAATAATCGACCTAGGATTGAAGTGACGGCCAACTGGGGGTTTCCTGCGGTTCCGGAACCGGTCCGTCAGGCTTGTTTAATGTTAAGCAGTGAAAACTTTGCAATGCGTAACACGCCACTTGGTATTGCTGGTGTTGGTGAGTTTGGTGTTCTTGCTGTAAGACAGAACCGTCAAATTACTAGAATGATTGACCCGTATC